TTAAAAGATTATTTGGCATTAAGTAATGCAGTAGGGGTGTAGCTCAATGGCTCAGAGCGATAGTAATCTATGCGTTACGGGTTCGATTCCCGTCACCCCGAATCTATTGAAGTAGCTAGTGACGTAGTGATGTTAATGGGAAATAGTACCTACGGTTTGTCTCAGTCTTGCCGGTACTAATTATAGTGTGTTCGGAGCGTGTCAAGGTTCTGGCTGTGCATTATAGTTAAGTGATTGAACGATTTAATAGGAGTACAATATGGCAACAATTCTTGGAATAGGTGATCTACACGAACCGTATACCCATCATAGATATTTGAGATTTTGCAAAGATGTATATAGGCGGTTTAGGTGTACACAGGCCGTATTTTTGGGTGATATAGCTGATAATCACGCAATATCATATCATGAGCATGACCCTAATTTATATAGTCCCGGTGATGAGTTAAGAATTGCACGACGAAAAATAAGAAAATGGGTAGTAGCATTTCCCAACGCAAAGGTTTGTGAGGGGAATCATGACAAACTACCATTTAGGAAAGCCATGACATGTGGCCTACCATTTGAATGGATAAGAAATTACGCAAAACTATGGGATACTCCTGGATGGGATTGGCAATTAGAGCACATTATAGATGATGTATTATATACACACCAAAGGGGTTCCGGAGTAACAGCAGCATTAAACGGGGCAATAAAAGAGAGAATGAGTGTAGTAATTGGCCATCTACACGGACAGTTTGGGGTTAAGTATACCGCTTCGAAAAAAGATAGAATTTTTGGCGCAGATTGTGGTTGCGGAATAGATGTAAAAAAAAGAGCATTTGCATACGGGAAAGAGTTTGCTCAAAAACCCATACTAGGTTGTCTGGTTATAAAGGACGGTTGGTATCCACAAGCAATACCAATGCGGTTAAATGGTAAATAGTAATGCTAACATATTTATGTTATTGTCACGTTAATGCTGTTAATAAAAAATGCTTGACTTTTAGAGAATATGGTATATAATTAAGTAAGGAGTTGATGATGAAAATTAAAGAAGTACCAAGCAAAGTGTTCCAAAGTGCATTGAATAAATGGATGGGTCTATCTATGGGTATAATGCCCAGAGATAGAGATGTTCGTAGTTGTTCATATTGTAATTATTATAGTTCTTATTATAACGCTTGTAAAAATTGTCCGTTAACTTATGGATACGACCACTGTTCAAAGGCAGATGATAGATGTATAAACGGCATTTGGAAAAAATACATCAAAATAATTCATTTGGGGTTTTATGATAATGCTAATTCCGACTTAGTTAAAAGTGATAGAGCTATGGCGTGTGCATCTGATATACTCGACTTTATTATAGATCGTTGCGTATATGATTCAGACAAATAATGGATAAAGCAAAGATATTCCCTTTAGTAATAGTAATAATCAACCTATTAGCTGCTGTAGGCTATATTCCTTCTGGAGATTGGAGGAAGACTATATATTATATTTGTGTAGCAATATTAACGATTGTAGTAACTTGGTAACTGGATAGGAGTCAGTAATGTGTGAAACAAGATTTAAAACTGAAGATTTAGCTAATGACGCACTATTAAAAGAAAATAAGAAAATGGAGAGCCTAATATGCCCATGTATTAAGGGTAGGTGTATTAGTTGTTGTTGTATTTCGTTTCATAAGGGATATGTTCTTAAGACGTATAGTGAGGTAGAACAACATTATATTCCAAATTCATTTGATATCAGATTACCGTATTGTATGTCACCGCTAGTTACAGGAAATATAACAATGGATAATAACAATGTCTGAATTGAAAAACGAAGACAAAGCATTGAGAGACCAGCTCATGACATGGGTATCATTTGATTTTATTAAGGGTAGAGAGGGCAAAATTCTAAAGATAAAAATATCTAGAATGGGCGCAGAGTATTATATACGATATGTCGAAGATAAGATAATGTATGAAGAATGGTTTTATAGAGATGAAATAACGTTTTTGTGAGGAGATAAAATGAGAAAATGTTTAAAATGTAATACCGGTGTGACTAATAAGGAGATATGCCCTATTTGCTATCTTCCAACAGTTAGTTATGATTATTATGTATCTCAAAAAAAAGATAAAAATTATAATTTACCGCCACTTGATGAAGTTATAGAATATCTTGATACTGATGGTAATGGGCTTTTACAGCACGAAGATATAATAATGACCTATAAAGCTATTAAATCTTTAATAAAACAAAAAGTTGCAGATATTCCTTGACATTTGACCAAAAATCAACTATACTGTAGGTATGTATACTTCTGTTGTGGGGCGACCATAAATTAGTAAACATCTTAATAATTTGAATTTAAATGGTTACTCCAAGCCAACCTCTTCCGGTATCTATCAACTAAACTCTGCCGGTGTATTCGATAATAAACCCCGTAAACAATCTCCGTTCCGCACATATGGTGCAACCGGTACAGAATTTTTCTCTGGGTTCATTACTAATGATGAATATCTACCAGAACTAACCGGACTTAATGCAATATCTATCTATGATAAGATGCGTAGGAACGATGCCCAGATACACGGCACACTCTATGCGATAATGCTACCAATAAGGCAAGCGACGTGGTTTATTGAACCAGCCAGCGATAAACCTGAAGATAAAGAGATTGCCGAACGCATCCAGAAAAACCTCTTCAGGGAAATGAGTATTACATGGGATGACTTCCTACGACAGGCTTTGGGATATTTACCTTTCGGATATTCTATATTTGAGAAAGTATTCAAAGTAACAGACGACAATAAAATCATGTTGTCTAAGCTTGCACCTAGAAAACAGAGTACCATTTACCGTTGGTATACCGACAAAGATGACAATTTCTCTGGTGTGCAACAATTTGTCCAAAAGGGTGATAGTAGCAATTACGATTATATTGATATATGGCGAGAAAAACTGGTGATGTTTACTAATGACCAAGAGGGTAATAACTTCGAGGGCATAAGCGTTTTAAGGTCTGCATATAAACATTGGTATATTAAAGATAAGCTCTATAAAATTGATGCAATCGGGCACGATCGGTGGGCATCTGGTTTTCCTGTAGTAACCGAGTCACCATCTGCAAACGAAGGAGATAAAAAACGAGTCAGTACCATACTCAAAAATCTTCACTCTCGCGAACAAGCCTATATGCACCTCCCCAATGAGTGGAAAATGGAAATGTTTGAAAAATCTGGGGGTAATGAGGCAATTATAGGCTCTATCAAACATCATAACGAAGAGATTAGTAAAAACATACTGGCACAGTTTATAAACCTCGGTACGAGCGATTCTGGCAGCCGTTCACTAGGCGAGTCTTTTGAAGAATTATTCGCTGTATCATTAAATGCAATTGGTGAATACTTTTCAGAGATAATGAACCGATTCGTCATTAAACAGCTCGTAGATATGAATTGGAATGTAAAAGAATATCCCAGATTAAAGAGTAATAGAATAATTTTAAATGGTGCCAAGTGGATGGAATCATTAGCTAAAATGGGGTTAAATAATGCATTTACTCGTGATAATCCAATAGAGCAATTATTACGTGAGACAGCGGGATTACCCAAACTCACTGACGAAATCATAGCAGAGCGAGAGAAGCTGAAAAAAGAGATACAAGCTCAGGCCGGCGCACAACTACCTGGAGAGGATGAAGGGAAAGAGCCAACGAAGGGGCAGAAAAAAGAGATACCCAAAGAAGATACAGACGATGATAAGGGTGCCACTATTCATGACGATGTTAAAAAGCTGAAAGAGTATAAACACCGTAGAAAGCTAACAGAATACGAAGAACAATTATGCGACCTTGATGAAATAGAAGCTACTCTAGATAGCGGAGTAGACAAATTCACTAAACAAGTATTAAAGATTAAGGACCAGCAAGCCAGATTCCTCTCCACCGAATTACTTGTTAAAACAGCCGACCAGATCAAAATGCCTTATGTGGAGAAATTAGCAGAACGGTTATTTAAAGAGCAAAAAAGACAGATGAATAAGGGAAAACGTCATCTTAGAGAAGAAATAGAAATGCAGAAAATGGTCTCTAAAAATAAAGAATTAACGGAGCCGGAGTTATTAGATAATGATGAATTTAGCGATAGTGAAGAGGTGTTGGATTACTTAAATGATAAATCTAAAGCCGATTCAACTGCCATAAGTAATAAAACACTAGGACTTGGGTTATTTGCTCTATATAATTTAGACCCATCACTTACTACAGATACCCAAAAATCAAATTCTATCTATGATTCGATTATGACCACAGGTAATAGGGATATAGCCAATATTGCAAGTGCAAGTACTAATAAGGCATATGGGCTGGGTAGAGAAGTACAGGCGGGTACTTATACAGATCAAATAGAATTTGCGGTATATAGTGCGGTATTAGATCATGGGACATGTAACCAGTGTTCCCCTAAAGATGGGGTAGAACACGCAATAGATAACCCAGACTTTCAAACACCAAACCCGACATGCGCGGGCGGCGGCAAATGTCGATGTGTTAATATTTACAAAATTAGGGATGTTGAAATGATGGGAAACGTAGGTTAAAAAGGGGTAAAAAGTGAACAAGGTACGAATTAAAGGTGAAGATACAAATATCCGGTTAACAGATAGCAGTGGTTTATTTAGTTCATATTTCTTTATGGAGGTTGCATTTGGTCTTGTGCCAGGGTATTCCGCAGTTAATAAATTTGGTCATAATCCACTCACGGCATCTACTGGCGGTATAGGCGTTTGGTCTGGTTTAGGTGCATATAAGTTTTACCCAACCGTTGCTAAAACTATGGAAATTCTAAGCGCAAGTGGTGGAGATACTGGCGCGGGTATTGGTGCAAGGACTGTTTATGTGGAGGGTTTAGATAATAATTTAGACCCGATAACCGAGATAGCAACAATGAATGGTACTACCCCCGTTACACTTACTAATACATATAAGAGGATGAACAGGGCAGCAGCCGTAACCGCTGGAAGTTATGAAACGAATATCGGTAATATTTCTATGAGAATACAAGCTGCCACAACTGTAGGAGCCTTTATACGAGCCAATGATGGACAAACACAACAGGCCATGTACACTGTCCCTCACGGTAAAAGTGCTTTATTTGTCAAGGGATATGTAGGTATGATGCATAATGATAAAAATGGTGTAGATGCTACCTTCCAGTGGCAAGCAAGGTCGAATAATGGAGTAAATGGAGCATGGCAGACTAAGGGACAAATGGGGTTAATCAATATAGGTAACTCGCATTGGCAATATGAATATGGTATACCAGCCGGTATTATTCCAGAAAAAACAGATATTAGAATATTAGTTACAACCGCCAGTAAAATAATTGATTCAGTCGGTGGTTATGACCTTATATTACGTGATAATAGTCTAGATGATTAAGGAATATCAGTATGCCATTACCTAAAGGAACCCCACTTGCCGTTGAGTCTGAAGAAAGAGCCATACGAGCCCGAACTAGAGCCAAGGCAAAGGAAGTATTTGGTGAAAAAGCCATAGAGGGTAAAGAGATACATCATAAAAATGGTAATAATGTGGACAATAGTCCAGGTAATATGGAGCCGCTTACTAAAGAGGAACATGCAAAAAAACATGGTAGAAGTCATGGAAGACGAGGTAGTAAAAATATAAGGAATAAATGTAAAATGGGAACAATGAATATATGGACAGACGGTCTACAATTAACAGACAATGGAGCAGAACCCAAAGAAGATATCATGCTTTTTCCGTTTGGAGAATTCGAGCATCCATCGTACGGAAAGATGACGTTTGACAATAATTTTTTTAATGAGATAATTGATAATTACCAGGCAAATGTCCTACATGTGAAGCCCTTCATGGATATGCAGCATGATGAAAATAAATCCCTCGCATGGTTTGATTCTTCTCCCTTTATTCGCCCAGGTTTGGGACTCTATATTAAACCGGATTATACAGAATTAGGGCAAAGTATATTATCAAAAAGGACTTACCGTTATTTTTCTCCTTCATGGGGTTCATATAAAGACCCAGAGACACAAAAAGAGTTTAAAAATGTTTTACGGGGTGGTGCTGCAACCAATATCCCGTTTCTTAAGACCATGCCCTCTATCATAGACGAAACAGCAGTACTCGATAATAGAGGAATGGCAGAATACAAATTATCCGAATTAACAATTAAAGGTAGCCCCGAGAAAGTAGGCCCAAAGGCTGATAATATTCAAGGTAGGCAGACACCCAAGAGCGTTAAGAAGTTACCAAATAAAAAATTAGGAGCACATACAGTGGAAAATGAAAAATTAGTTGAAAAATTCGGCCTATCTGCCGATGCCTCTGAGGATTCTATTTTAGCCAAGATTGACGAGCTTCTTACTTCCAATAAGGGATTGGGTGAGAAAGTTACAAAAATTGAAGCTGAAGCAAAGAAAGCCAAAGAACTCGCAGACAAGGAAAATAGCAAGAAAACCTTGACAGATACGGAAGTGGCCAAGAAATTGGAAGATTCCAATAAAAAAGTGGGAGACCTCGAAGTCAAACTCAATGAGAGAGACAGAGATGAGGCCATTAACAAAGCGATTACCGATGGTAAATTGCTACCCAAGGACAAGGAATATTATGAAAAACGCTACATGGCAGACCCCGTGAACGTTAAAGAAGACCTCTTAAAAATGTCTAAAATCGTCGACCTGGACGAGAAGGGTAGTGCTGGCAAAGGTGAAGAGCAAAATCTTTCCGATGACCCTGGAACTCAGATGGTAGTTGAGGCCAACAAAAAAATGGCAGAATCAAAATGCACTTTTGATGAAGCTGTCACATTAGTTTGTGCCGAAAACTCAAAGCTAGCTGAAGCATACACAGCCAAGTATCAATTATAGGAGGATATGAATATGAGCAAAGCATTTTCAATGGGATTATGTCCCATAACTATGACAAACGCGGCAACAACTACTCTACCGGCATTTACTTTTTGTAAATTGTCTACTACTGAGGGTTCAGTCGATACAATCGCCACTAAGGGACTAGGTGCCTATGGTGTGACACAAGAGGCCATCAACCCAAATGACACTGGTAAGATTGCCTTATGTAGTGCTGGTGGGATTACTCGCCTTAAAATGGCATCTACAGCATATACAACCCTAAAACTAGACACTACATCAATTTTTATTGGTGCGAATGCCTCTAGTAACGGTATTGTACTTACATCTACAAGCAGCATTGCGGCTGCCATATCTAACGGGCAAACATATGCCGCATCGGACATTGTGTCCGTTCAGCTTATTGCACCTCGTAGAATAATCGAAGCATAAGGAGCATTATCATGGCATTAGGAAAGAAAAACGTACACCCAGTAGACCCACTGTTAACACAATTCGTTATACAGTATTCACAGGAGACAGATGGCTTTATAGCTGATAAGTTGTTTCCATCAATTGCCGCACCAAGCGGTGAATCTGGCACCTTTTACACCTTTAAGGATAGTAAAGGGTTCTTCACACTTCCCAATAAAACAGAGCGCGCGCCTGGAACTAAGTATGGCCGTGGTCAACTATTTATTGGAACAGACACCTATCAAACTATCCAAGACGGATGGGAAATAGCTGTAGACGATCGAGTACAGGCAAACGCACTGAAACCATATAACCCAAGACGAACAGCGGCCGAGTCTGCTGCACAGGTTATACTATTAAGACGTGAAAACCGCGTTATTAGTGCAATTACTGATTCAACCGTATGGTCATCCCAAACCGCTGCACTCGCTGTTGGCGATAGATGGGACAATAATAATTCTGACCCTGTTGGGATTGTTGACCAATACAAGGAAGTTATCCGTAAGGCTTGCGGGCGTATACCAAATAAGATGGTACTACCGTATGATGTTTGGCTAAAAATCAAAGAACACTCAGACATTAAAGCGCGTATTAAAACTACTACCGATACTATCGTAACTATCGACCTTCTTAAACGATTATTTGAGATGGAAGAGCTACTTATTTCTCAATCTCTTTATAATACAGCGGAAGAGGGACAGGATGTAACTCTGGCGGACATGATGTCTAAAAAGGTATTTATGGGATACATCAACAAGACTCCTGGCATTATGCGCCCGTCTGTTGGTTATAACATCCAGGTAAATGGCCTACAAGCTAAAACATATCGTGAAGATCAAACAGATAGTGAAATAGCACGTACTACAGTTAATGAAGTGCAAAAAGTTTGCGCTGTTGATTGTGGATACTTACTAACCACTGTAATAAGCTAGGGGGTGTGCAATGTTTAATGTCGAAACTAGAGAATATAGAACAGACCGCCTAACATTACAAACTCAGGCATCAACCACTGTTACATTAACTACCTCATTACTTGGTGAAGCTATAGAAGTCGGTGATTTTTTTGAAATGGCTGTTATTTGTAATGTTACAGCTAATACGTCTGGTGCCCATGGCCTATATATGCAAGTAAGCCCTGATGGTGGCACAACTTGGGGTAATAGTATCACGCTTGATGCTGATATTACTACAACTGCTAATAGCACATATACTTCAGTCACTAATTTTGGTGATACTATACGTGTGGGGTTATTTCCCAGCACTACTACATCGGTAGTAGCCTATACTGTGAAAGCAGTACTAAAAAGATAAAATAATAAGTGATCGGGGGCGTTCGCCCCCTTCATTACCAGGAGTATTAAAATGTCAGTACCATTTATTAAAACAAAGCCTATTACACTATTCGAAAACGCCCTAGCCGCTACTCATTTATCCACATCTATATTAGGTGATGCAATTGACGTTACAGGACACATGACAGGTGTTTTCGTCACAAGCGTTATAGTAAATAGCACAGTTGCACCAGCCGTATATCTTGATACAAGAGTAGATACAACTAATTGGGTACAGTATGCAACATTACACCCCGATATGACTACAACAGCAAATGCTAAGTTGACCAATGTTTCTAATTTTGCCAATTCAATAAGAATTAGAATGAACCCCATAACAACTACCTCTTATATTAAATTTAATGTAAAAGCGGAAGTTTTTGCCAAATAATAGTAGAAGACCTTGACAAATGACTAAAAATGGATTATAATAAGAAACATGAACGATAAAACAATTGAGCTAATAAATAACAAAATCGACTTTGTTATTATTGGACATAATGCGACTAGTTACAAGTTGCCACTGATTGTCGATTCTATCAAAGAGTACCAAGGGAAAATCTGCATAGACTGTAAAAATATCAAAGGAAAATATATTGTTTTCGATAAAGATACGTTCTTTGACGCAGTAGACACCTTCAGAGACTCGCTAACCAAAAAGGAAACAAGATGAATATCAGAAAACGATGGAAAAATAAATCTAATCCGATTAAGGACATTTTACAATTTCAAAAGGATTGTATTAAAAAAGCTAATAGTCCTCGAGCATTGCCAAAAATCATAGTATCACCAGAGATAAACAAGTTACTTACAGAAGACAGAAAACTTAACCCATATACAGAATACCCATTTATCCTCGCGTGCACATATGTTAGAAAATTCAAAAGAGTAGCCAAGAAAGCAATGATATTCTTTTACAAACTGATTAGAAAACTCGGGTGCCTACTGCACGACCACAATTATGTCAAAATTACTCGTTGGAATGGTATAGAGACGGTTTATTGCAGCAACTGTAAAAAGGTAGAGCCAGAACTAGCCGGATTGGGTTATGGTGTACGGTGCCTAGTGGGCGGTAAATATCGCAACCTACCACTCATAAAAATGAATATAAAAACGGTTAAAGTAGGTATCGATAATAAAACAATTGATCGCCATTTTATTAAACACGACGCTAGATTTATCAGAATTCCCACTGTGGCACAGATTATGGAAGGAATGCCAGCATGACAAATACTAAAACGAATACTAAACCCAAAATACTAATTGCAACATGGTTCTGCTGCTTAAGAAATATTAAAATGGCTGTAGCTGCTTATAATCTAGGTTATGAGCTAGAGCTTGTAACGAAAGCCGGTGGATTTAGTCTGGTAACTGAATTACAGGCCGCCCATATATTTAATCATGTTAAAATCTGGGAAACACCCAGCCAATTAGAAAAAGCCATGCGTGATAGTGATGCCGATATTATATGGTGCCATAATGAGCCTGACTTGATGGCCGAACTTGCCAATGAACCAAGCGTAAAAAGAGATAGGCAGGTGTGGCACGATTGTCATGACTTACCCACACTCCACCCAGGATATGAAGATAATCCAGAAATGAACGCGCAAGAGAAGAACGCTATAGAAAAAAGCGAGGTTATATTTGTACCAACTATCGATTATGTCAAACTAATTGAAGATAAATACCCTGCCATTAAGGGTAAAAACAAGATCAAAGTAACATACTCATGTGCCCCTGAAATGTATTTTCCTCTACAGTCTCTACCTCACGTAAATGGTATTCTGTATTGCGGTCAAGTGAATGTGCCAGAGATGAACAGTAAACTACATTATCGAGACTGTGTACCCCTCTTCCAGAAGTTCACAGAGCTAGGTATAGCGAGTCACCTATACAATACCACACCTAATGCTAATTTAATGCCTTACACACTCGCTGGAGCCTGTACATACGGCACTATGAGAATGTACGCGGCTATAGATCAGTACACCCGCTATGACTATGCCTTTGTTGGCAGTAATGTGGATTGTCCGGAAATACAGATGTGCTTCCCTAATAAGTTGCTTGACTCAATAGCTGCTGGATTACCTATTATATGCCTCAATGCGAAAGCCGCTGGTGATTGGGTGGTAAAACACGGATTTGGTGTAAGCGTCCAAGGTATAGAAAATCTTGATAAGGTACCCTGGCATGATGCTAAATTTTGGGCCAATTGCAAAAAGAATGTACTTAATAAAAGGTACAAATATACAATGGAAAATCAACTAAAAATAGCGTTTGACGAGATAGGAGTCTAACCGTGGAAGAAACAAAAATGAATGTAAAAGAGAAAGAGGAATATATTGAAGCAGTAGGAGAATTGGAAGATATTAAAACATTAGAAATTGTAAAAAATATAACTAATTCACAAGACGAAATTAGAAAAACCAAAAAAAATATAATAAAAATTGAGGAAGATCAGGAGCGAGAGAGCGAGAGAATAATAAAAGAATTCGGAGCCGATATCTATAGTCTACGTTACAAGTACGGTTATAATTGGGGGTGTTATCAAAACCTCGCAATACACTTAATTAAAATGATGGTAGAAAATAAAGAGATGAATAAAAAGTTTATTGATATCGGTTGCGGTGTTGGTTGGTTCTCTGATATGCTCTATTTTAATGTATCTAGGGATATAAAAGGGATAGACTTCTCTAAACTAGCCATCCTCTTTCATGCGCGTAGATTGTACCCAGCGATTGAATTTGAAATAGTAGATATCTATGATTATGATTATGCCGGTTGTGAAGTTGCCATAATAACTGAAGTATTAGAACACATTGATGGTGATATCGAATTACTGGATAAACTACCCAAGGGCTGTACTGTCTATGCCACAGTGCCTTTCGAGAAAGAGAGACAAGATGTTACTCATGTAAGAGAATATAGCATTGATTCTGTTACCAAAAAATATGGCCGGTTAATGAAGTTTAAAACGGTTGAAAAATTCGAGCAATACATAGTAATTTGTGGAGTGATAAAATGAAATACAGAAAAAAACCAGTTGTTATTGATGCAATTTTGTTTAGAGATGAAGAACAAGACACATGGATTAAATCTGGACTAATAGACCTTGGTGCAGATATTTCTAATTGGTCAATCTCTCCCATTAAGATTGAGATACCAACTTTAGAGGGTATTATGACTGCATCAGTCGGTGATTATATTATTAAAGGTATAAATGGAGAGTTTTATCCATGTAAGCCAGACATTTTTGAAAAAACTTATGAGAGGGTCGTTTAGATGGAAACAATAACAATATATTGTACTGATGGAAATATAGTAACTATAGAATGTTTCGAACATGACACAACAGATGGTTACTTAGAACTAACGGACAAAAACGGCAAAGATTTAGGAATGTTTTATATACTTAATCTTTTTGGCTATAGAGTAAATAATAGTAAGGAATAAAACCATGTCGGAATATGCTACTATTGGACACATTCGTGCTTTAAACGCACACCGAACCTATGATACTACTAGTACACCAAAACTAATACAAATAACCAGCTATTATATTCCATCTGTCACGGGTGAGATGAATAGCCGGTTTGCTGCCGTGGGTATTACAGTACCAATCACCACAAGTCCAACTCATGCAGCGTACTTATATGTGAATAAATTAGCAAGTATGAAAGCCGCGTGTATTACTGAAAATGCCACTTTCATGGGTGGTAATAAAAATGAGTCAAACCATGCGGAAATACTCTGTAAAGCGTATGAAAAAGCCATGATGGCTATTGAAGATAACCCCAGTATTCTAATAGGAGTTATAGACGGTACCAGCGGGGCATCTATGGATAGTTTAGAGTATAGCGATATTTCAACCCAGAGAGAGAATGAGCCATTTAATAGAGAGGAGGACGACTGGTGAAGACACTAACTATTTTGGGAGCCAGACCACAATTTATAAAAGCATCACCGGTGCTAAAATTGCTTACAAATGACGTATTAGTTCATACTGGGCAGCACTATGACAAAAACATGAGTGATGTATTTTTTGACGATCTTGATATTAGGAAGCCAGACTATAATCTTGATATCAACGGTGGTAGTAATGCAAATCAAGTGGCAAAAATGCTTACTCCTTTGTGTAATATTATGATAATAGAAAAACCGGATTGTATTATTGTATATGGTGACACAAACAGTACTCTAGCCGGTGCGCTCGCGGCAAAGATGTGTAATATTAAATTGGTACATATTGAAGCGGGCTTAAGGTCTAATAATATGGATATGTCTGAAGAAATAAACCGTATTATAACTGACAAAATAGCAGATGTGTTAATATGCCCAACACTACATGCTTTTAATAATTTAATATCTGAAGGTAAAAGGGATAATACATATTTTTGTGGAGACACAATGTACGATCTAATAAAAAAGAATAGGGATAAATTCGTAAAAACTTATGATGATTACTACCTTCTTACTCTTCACCGCCCAGTTAATGTCGATAATAAAGAGAATCTAAATATTATAGTTTCGGCCCTCAATGAATTAGATAAAAAAATCATTTTTCCTTGTCATCCCAGAACTATGCATAATCTAATAAAATTTGATATACACCCAAATGTTGAGTTTATCGAACCGGTGGGATATATGGAAATGATGGGTCTCGCTGCTAATGCCTGTAAAATTATTACTGATAGCGGAGGACTTCAGAAAGAAGCCCATATGCTAAATGTACCATGTATCACACTAAGAGACGAAACAGAGTGGGTGGAAAGTGTAGAATGCGGTGCCAATAGATTAACTCCGATAGATAAAGATAAAATATGTTTTAATATTAAGACTGAATTATGTGCTATAAGAACCCTCCCATATGGCAATGGCAACGCTGCAAAGAATATTGTGGATGTAATAAATGACTAAAATTAAGTATGAACTTAAGGGCATGGCCAAGATCAAGAATGGTATAATTAAATTACGAAGAGGATTTGCGAACCTTATGCCAGTGTGGCCGGCTATAAGAGATGAATTTTACCGTATCGAAAAAAAGAGATTTGAAACTTCAAATAAAGGAAGATGGCGACCATTAAGCCCAGGATATGCAGCATGGAAAGCCAAACATTATCCTGGTAAGCCAATAATGGTGAGAAGTGGAGACCTAAAAAAGACACTTACTTCTATGACTACAGGAACGATATACAACCCAAGTAAAAGAGAAGTAACATTAGGGACTAAAATAAAATATGCATTGGCCCAGCATTTTGGTACCAAAGAACGCGGGGGAGGAAAAGAACAAAGCCGATTACCACCCCGTCCGTTAATAAGTATATTGAAGTCTGAAGCTAATAGAATGAGAAAAATCATGAGTACATATCTTGATACTATGATTGGGAAGGTTAAATAATGTCTTTTAAATACATAGAAGAAACACTCGATATAGTTCATACACTTATAGAGACAGAATTACCGGCAGCATTAACGGTTATCAATACCGAAAAAGCGGACAATGTGGTATTAGAAGCCCCCGTGGCAAAGAATTATATTGATAGCGAAATAGATGCTATAGCAGGTTTTCCTTTTATCCAGTTCGTGCCCAATACAAGCGATACGATAATTCCTGGTGGTAATTGGGATGAAAAGGACCATCATATTATTATTAAGGTCCACAATGTTTCTAAATATGGTGATACTTCAGAGTGTGCCAAGCGATCATATCGATTTACAAGAGCAATTGAAAAAATAATCATAGATAATCGCACTATCAGCGATCAAGTAATAGGAATACAAACCAATAGCGCAAACTACACGCCAATGATGACAGATGGTAATACATTCAAACAAGAAGTTTGGCTGAATATCACTGTTAAACATCATGGCACATTCAGTTGAGGGGGTACCACATGGCTGGCGAATATTTAGGAATTGGAGACATAACTTTTAAGGGCAGAGTTATTAAAACTGGTGACATTATACAGGAAATGTCTGATAAAGAAGCTAAAAACAGGAAACAATTTAAGCCTGTTAAAAAGCAAGTTACTGAAGTCAGTAAAAAGGTAGAGGGTAAAACTAATGAAAAAGTATAAGGGCGCCAAGTATATTGGTATAGATGAAATTAGGCTCTATGATGGTAGTTTAATACTGACAGGCGAAGTTACAAGTTTACTCAGTGAGGAAGCCGCGTTAAATGATAACGATTTTGAACCTTCTTACGAAGAGCCAGAAGTTGAGCATGATAAACTAAAAACAGTACAACAAGATAAACTAAAAACAACACATGAAATTGTTGAAGAAATTATTAAAAAAGAGACCAAAAAACCTATTAAAAAACCTATTAAAAAACCTATTAAAAAACCTATTAAAAAACCTATTAAAAAAGGAGGGAACAAATAATGTATTTTCCATCGAACCAGGGCTATATCGGAATAGGCAGCCAAGGAACAGCCAAGACCACAGCAGTAGTACCACAGAATTTCATCAAATATTTATCAGATGAAAGTGGACCAACATTTGAAGCTCAAACATTACGAGAGGGAGGAGATGGACAATATGATAAATCAAGCGTAAAAACTATTTATACAGCACCGGTAAATTTTAGTTGTTATGCAAGGCCCATCGAGTCTACCAACCTATTTGCTGCCTTACTTGGCAGTGATACACCAAGTAATTTAACTACTACACCTTTTCATCACACAATCGTACCTAAAGAGTTTGCAGTAACCACACCTGTTCAACCATGGCTAACGGTAGAGCGTATGTTGGTTAGTTCTACAAATAGTAAGGTTGAACAATTTTCTGGTGTTAAGTTATCAGCTATCAGTATGGAAGCTGAAGCAGGACAACCCGTTAAATTAACCGTTGAAGGAACAGGTCTTTATTTAAAACTAATCACCACAGAAAGCTCACCAACATATGAAACAGGCAACCCGTTTAGTTTCTATTCTGGTACATATATGGTTAATCAATCCTCAACTTCAAATTTCGATATTAAGTCATTTAATATCTCGTTACGTGCAATAAATGACGAAGAAAATCAAACAGTAGCATTAACACGACACGATATTATCAACCATAGATTTGAAGCAGAGGTTACAATTGGTCTAAATTATACCGATTATCAACTATATGCCAAGGCTAATTATAATGCTGCCACCACTCCTTCGAGTTCATTTAGTGATGGCAACGTCATTATAAATCTTAAAAGTGGTACTGGTATCAGTGAGAGACGATTGCAAGTATCTGTACCAAAAGTAAGACTAACACCTATCCAAATTCCTCTTAATGCTGAAGTAGCAACTATGGAATTGACAATGGCCGGGATGGGATTTAAACAGGCAACCACCGCACTTGTTACTGTGTTATCATACAACACCGTAGCTACGAGTATGCCTTTATAGAAAATTAAATGATACCATCAAACCAGGGATATATTATGCTAGGCAAACAGGCCAGTAAAGGGTCTACAGCAACACCCAATATAGCTATAGCATACCTGGATGATGGGTTTTCTACTAATATGCAGATTAACAACCTAAAAAGTGGAGGAGATAACGAATACCATCTAGATAATATCAAAATGGAACATAGAGAAGCTTTCTCCTTCAGTGTAAATGCCAGACCAGACATAATTAGCTATTTATCGGCATATATACTAGGCACAGACACACTTTCAGGAACAAATGACCCATATACCCACACTATTACAAGGAATGAGCGTGCGTGGCTTACAATGGAACGTATGCTAACAGCAACAGTATCTCAGAGACTGACTGATTGTAAAATAGAGAATTTAACCATAAGCGGAGAAGCTGGAACACCGCTTAAAATATCCGTAGATGGACAGGGATTAACTGCGATAATCAGAACCTCGGCACTTTCTCCGGTAATTGACACGGCAGAACCCATTATGTTTTATGATGGCCAGGGCAGATTTAAAATTGATACAACCATAGATAATAATATAAAATCATTCGAAATAAAAATAAATGTTAATAGTGGGGGTGGCTTAAGGGACGATCAATATAAACTAGAAGATTTACCAGACTTCAATTATTCAGTATCATGCTCTGCCGAGTTAAATACTACAAATTTTACACGATTTAAAAAGATAAATTATAATGCGAGTACAACCCCACAAGAGGGAATTGCAACCGGTGCATTAGAAATTGATTGCTTGCAGATATTAACAACTACCCGCCAATTAAAAATAAATATTCCGTATTTAATGTGGGAACCTATAACAGGTATCATACTCAATCCCAACGGTTCTACAGTGACCGAGACAGTAGCCGGTGTGGCAATGAAGCAGGGTACAACTGAGTTAATGACTATTACTTGTCAAAATTCATTAAATGAGGATGGTATCCAGGATAATGAAGACGATCTTATACAAGACAATAATGGGCAAATAATACAGGGGGTCTACTAATGGCTAAATTTGAAGGATACCCACCCAAAAACACGCTGGCTGATGATGATATAATACTTATTTCGGATAGTGAAGATTTGGATACAGGTGGCGATGGCAAAACAAAAGGGATAAAAGAGAGCATAATTTTTAAAGAACAACCTAACGGCTTTAATAACTTAGCTCTTAATGGTGGGTTCGATATAAATCAGCGTGGATTTACTACTACAATAAGTAACGATATCTACACTTTCGATATGATTAAGACTATAAGAAACTCCGCCACATTTAACGCTGTAGTTTCTTCTTTTAGCTCTAAAAAAAATGCTCTTGAAATAGTTGGTATTGGAACTACAGGTGATGGATTCAAGGAAATTATTCACGGCAATATATTAAGTGAATTATCATGCTCGTATATGATGTATTATACTCTTGATTCGGGCTCGTTATCGTCATTAAATATTACTCTAGGCAGCACAACGATTGTAGATACTACTCCATCAAAATTAACTGGTGGATGGGTTAGAGTTGACGTTCCTGTTGCTTTGTATGCTACTGGACAATCTCTAATACAATGTGTTTTCAAGGGCACGTCTGCTAATGTGACAGTAGAATATTTTAGAGTAATTGACACCCCTACAAATCTGCCTGCAAATATAGTTCCTGAATGGATAAAGCAAAATGAAGACATTTTAGGTACTCTTCTAAAAGTTCAAGCTTATTGCTGGATATTAGATGGAAATAATGCACCTTCAAGAACACCAATGAATACATGTAATTATTATTTTACTACGCAGTGTTTTTTTACCGTTCCACATCCTGTGCCAATGATACGACCACCTACTCCCATAGTATCAAGTGCTACAGCATTTGATATAACTGTATTAACTGTATTAAAGGCATCAACCGCCTCAGATGTAGTTGAAACTACTATTTATAATTTTCAGGGTAGAGCAACAACGGCAGCTACTGCAAATGGTAGTGCTGGTCAAGCTTCGTTAAAAAATGGTGACACTATAATACTGGATGCTGGATACTAAAATGGAGAACACAATGGAAAACGAAATTAAACTATATGCCAAAACTAATGAAGTCAATGTAGTAGTAGACATCAAGACTAAAGACTTTGCTATCGGTGAAGGATGGGTAGAGATAGGCACTCATAACGATAGAATGTATCACGAGCCTATCACAAACGAGCAAGATATATATCTTTATAAAATCAAGTCAGGTAAGAAAGTCAACCGTACAGCTACGGAGATTCAAGCCGATGTTAAATCTAAAGAGGATGCCATGATATTAGCTGAGGAAAATGCAAAGGATATTACAAAAGCAGAGGCACGACTTAAAGCACTTGCTTTAGTAGTTGCAGACTTGACAGGGAAAACACCGAAGCAAATAAAAGACTTAGTAAGGGATAAACTATGACCCCGCAAATATATTTAAACCCTATACAAGTATTAACAATTAATAGCATTGGTTATGATAAACCCACAAGCAAAACAAACTAGGAACATATTATGAACTTTAAAATAAAAAGAGAACTTGTTACTTTTGGAGAAACCAAAATACTGGGGCTTATACCAATAGATGTTAAATTCTGGGTAGAGGCAGATATACCAGAATCACTATTAGACCAATATGCTAAAATTGCCAAAATGGGCAAAGATGCCGATAACCTAGACAACCAAAAAGGAATGTTTAGAATAATGAAAGACGTAATTATTGGCATTTTATCACCAATAAATAACAAACGGAAAGTAGAGAAATTTGTTAACCAACTGGGCATTAAAAGTGCTAATGAAATATTCGTCTTCCTGAATGAGTATATAAACGTTGTAGACGAGGAAAAAAAAAACTCACAAAAGAGTATTTAGGCATAGTAAAACACTTTAACGGAGGCGTGAGTATGGAATTCTTAACCCAAGCACCGATGTACTTTAAAAACATCTGCATAGAATCCATGAATGATGACGTCAGAAACGAAAACAAAAAAAATACAAGGAGAGCCGCACAGGCAGCGATAAATAAAATGAAGGGTTAAAATGGCCGATTTAATTATTAAGATTAAAGGCGATAGCGTCAGTGTTGAAAAGGCATTAAAGAAGACTAATGCAGCACTTAAAAAAACAGAAAATCAGACTAAAAAAACGTCATTATCTGCCAACCCAGGATTAAAAGGTGCATATATGGCCGTAGCTGCGGTTATGACAGGTGTAGTAGCACAAGCGTTTAAAAAAGTCATAATGTTGGCCTCAGATTTAGAAGAGGCTAATGCTAAGTTCGGTACTGTATTTCGTAATAATAGTATACAAGCAAATGAGATGCGAAAAGAATTGGTGGAATCTTATGGATTATCTGCCAAAGCAGCCACGGAATTTCTTGGCACAGTACAGGATTTTCTTGTACCAATGGGTTTTGCGCGTAAAGCAGCTACCGGAATGTCGGGAGAATTGGTTATATTAGCAAGAGACTTAGCATCATTCAACCAGGGCATGGGCATTACCACAGAACAGGCATTAAAAGATTTAACCGGAGCCATTACCGGCATAAAAATTCCTATGAAAAAGTACGGTGTTGATATCAATGAGGCAGCATTAAAGAATTTCGCACTTGAACAGGGTATTAAAAAATCATTAAAGGCAATGACAACCCAAGAAAAGGCAACACTAATCCTTCAAAAAACAATAGCAGATACTAGTGATGCACAGGGTGACTATATAAGAACACAAGATTCATTGGCAAATAGCTTTAAAACGATTGCCGCATGGGGTCAAGACGTTGCTACGGTTATTGGACAAGAAATAAATGGTGCAATACAACCAACAGTAGTGGGATTTAAAAAGTGGATTAGAACAGCAGAGGGATTAGAAGCAACAAATAAATTTTTAAAAGGCATGTTCTTCTATTTAACACTAGTAAAGGAAATAATAGGAACAATAGTACGGCCGTTTATTTTCTTCGGTAAGGCAGCTTGGACAGCAATATTCAAAGTAGTAAAAGCAATATTAGTGCTTAAAGATACGATCATGAATTTCGCCAATGATAATAAGGCAGCGTTTAAAGAAGGGGTAATTGATCGGTTTAATGATGTTGTTGATGCCATAAAAAACGGGGTTACCCAAATACAGGTATATTTTAAAATATTCAAAGAACTAGTAATTGAGTTAGCCTCTCCTTTTTTAAAAGTAATTAAGTTGATAACAGATGGTTTTAGAGTTATCGGGGAATTCATACAAGAGCATTTTGGTGATAAACTAGAAGCAGTCATGGAGAAAGTTAACAAAGTTGGCACATTCTTCTCCAATCTCAAAAATAAAATAGTATCTAATGTGACAGGTGCCAGTAATTCTATCTCCGAAACATTATTACCCGTATTAACAAAGGTAGGTAGTAAAGCACAAGAGGGATTCGAGGCAATGTCTTTATATTGGGAGGAAAATAAGGATATATTAACAAATGGCTTTAAATCGGTACAGGAAAGATACCAAGAAATGATGAATGCACAAGGTGCGGCTACAATTGATGGAATGGACATAATAGTTAATGACAACCAATCAGCAGCAGATGATATAAAAAGAATTTGGGATAAGCAACAAAAAGAGATGGCTATCGCAGCCAAAAAAGCATGGGAAGAGAGAACAAAATCAGTAAAACAATATTTAGCTTTATTTAATTCAATAGCATCAGATTTAGTCGGAATTGAGAAAAACAAACTCGATTCTATGGATTCTGCCGATACGGAAGCAAAAAATAAACAGGCTAAAAAAATAATAAAAATGATGCATTTTGAAAAAGCGGCAAGTATTGCATCCGCTATAATAGATACGGCCGCAGCGGTCGTGAAATCTTTGCCAAATATACCCCTATCCGTATTGGTTGGGGCTGCTGGAGCTGTGTCAATTGCAAAAATAATCAGTACACCTATACCAAGCGTAGCCGATTTAGCAGCCCCGCATGGTGCAGATTTTGTAACAGATGGAAAAGAGACAATAACAGTAGGAGATAACCCATCTGGAAAAGAGAGAGTAAAAATATCACCAGAGGAAGACGAAGAGGGCGGGGCAAAGAACGTATTCTATATTGAAAACCTTATTGTAAATGCGGAGAATCCCGAACAATTTGGCAACCAGATGAAAGAATTCGGAATTAGAACAGCTAAGAGGGCGTAATATGACTACCAATGAAAAGATAAACTTAAATTATTTACACCAGACTAATTATAATAATACCCCCACTAACCAAGTCGGTACAGATGCGGATTTTCTGTCATTATATCCGGACGATACCCCATTAAGAGTGGTACCAACCCCAGCTGGAGATATAGCATATGTTAGGAAGTTTGGAAAGCAATTATCTGTTATCGGTTGTGACTCTATATTTTCAGCAACAAAAGACATAAATCAAGAAACCAAAGTATATGCTCTTGATGGAACATTATTATTAACAAATCAAGGCGCGGGGCACACCCCTGGGGGGACGGTAACAGCACAGGGTGTGTATATTGTAATTAAGGCTAATGGAGGAGACATAACAGTTGACCCATCACTTGTAATAACATTTCCCGTACGTGGTGCAATTACAACACTATTCTTAGCAGAGATAATAACTGATGGAAATTCAAGAACATATTATATGTCTGATACAGGAAGCACCTATTATGATCCTTCCATGAGGCATGGGGGAATAAGACACACTCCTGTATTGGGAGATAATACGCTTCCTTATTTTACGCAAGCGGCAGCCTATGCAGCAGTAGCAGCCAGTCATGACGATGGAATTGAAACGCTTGACTCTGAAAATTATGACGAAAAACAAGTACAGGGGAAAGCGGGGATTAGTATATATTCATCTGCCGGACAATCGCCAACGTTCACAAGGGGTGTAGGTGCTAGAGTTACAAGAGAAATATCACAAGTACACCAAAATCTTAATGCCGTTTTCTTTAATGAAAATGGCGTCAACGGAGCGGGGGGGGGGACGTGGCAGAATCCATATTTAACTATTGCTGTGGCTCGGCCAGCAGCAGAGGGTAAATCATATAATCTTATTTATGGTGGAAATGGTGCTACCGTGATAGGTGGTGTTTTTAATGAAGCCTTAAACCCGACACAACCGTTTATATTCGAGCCTGAATATGGTTATACTCCTAAAATGTTTCAAGGAATAAGTATACAAAATGCTAATATAGATGTTCATGGCTGGACTATTGATAGGAGAGGTTCAACAGATAGTTGCTTAGATATAGGAATAGGAAATTATCCGGGAACAATTTCTGATAATACCTTTGAAAACTCTAATAATAGTGTCGCTGGATTACAGGTAATAAACAATAACGGAAGTACAATAAATAATAATTTAATAATAAACTGTATAGGTGGAATGTGGTTAACAGCTCCAAATTCAATGACAGTAGAAAAAAACATAATTAAGAATATTAGTGGAAATGGAATAAATATTAACTGTACATCTGCAAATTCAATAAGTATAACCAATAATAAGATATTTAACTGTCTTGGAAATGGCGTCTATTTAACTATATCGGTAGGAATAACTTATAGTGGAACAGTAGCAAATAATACTGTTTATAATAATGGTTACGGCATATATTCAGAAATTAACGCTACTGCGACAGATAATGGAACATATAAAAATAATATTATTTATAGTAGTAGTCTTTTTGACTTGTTTGATACTGGTACAGGTGCAGCAGCTCCAGTAATAACTAATAGTAATTATGGTACTAATAGTGGATGGACAGCAGGAGGCACAAATATAACAACAGACCCGCAATTTTGTAAAGATACATCACCATTTCAGTTAGGTATTTCAGAGGATAGTCCTTGTTATAGAGCTGATTTAGCACTTGATAATATGGGGGCAAACCTTAGAATTATAGAGATTGATGCATCGGACGTAGTAATAAACGGTGTTAAAATAGACGCACAGGAACAATATAATAATTCTATTTATATTTTAGACACAGTAAATCATACAGGAACTAATATTAAGTGGTGTAATATTTATGATAATCAAGGCATGGCGGTTGATTTATACGACAATAATATAGACCTTGATGCGATTATCAATAATAATTTAATACATAATAATGGTGAGGGACTAATTTTAAAATATGGAGGAAATATTGTAAGCGAAAATAATTTTTATAATAATACTATTAGTGGTGTTTATTCTAACCATACCATTAGTACGTTTTCTAATAATAATTTTTATAATAATAAATATGGCTTGTATTTGGGCTTTGATTCTTCAAGTCTTATAATTGTAAATTCTATTTTTCACAATAATAATATAAATGGTATTTATTCCGAAGTGCTAACCAATATTACATATTGCTGTATTACTGATGGTGTTAGCATCCTAGTAGATGTAAGCTCACCTACAAATTTTACTAATAACCCATTATTTGTAAATACAAATGTAGGAAGTGAAAATTTTAATATTAAAACTACAGAAAGGGGAGATAGTTATAATTCAGCGTGTAAAGATTCAGCAAGTGATGGTGGAGATGTGGGGGTATATGCCATCGCGAGAACCATAGGTTCTGACTTTTGGAAAAAACACACGTTTACATATAACCCTAGGGTAGTAAAGTACCTCATTAACTCAAAAGGCAATAAAAGCTTTAACAGTGGCACCGGAACCCAGTGGAATTGGAGTAAGGGGCGTAGACGAGGATTTGACTTAAGCTGGCCTACTGGTCAATATACAGACGATACCGATAGACTCAAAGTAGAGTTTTTTAACAGCCTATATCAGCGTGCCGATAAGTCCAGATCAGACGATGGAGTAATAGTAAGATTCAACCCATTACCTACACAACAGATAGACAGCGGCACAGGGGCTATAACAGACCAAACTGGTAAGACTATAACGGACAGTGCCAAAAGTCTCGTAGAGGATGAACTGAGGGGCTACCACGCTGGTGTTAAGTTTGATAATAATACGGGCAACGGTAATTTAAATATAGCCAAGACATTAACAGTAGCGGGGGCAGGGTGGACTATCGACGAATGGATAGGATATTCTTTTCCTTATAATGGTTATTATTATTTTATTGTTAGCAATACATCAACTGTTTTAACACTATCAGACCCCAATGATACGATAGCAACAGTATCTAGTATAGATTGGAGTATTGAGAAGTATTTCAAAATATTAGAGAACGACGATACTATTTTAACCCTCGAAGATGATGACAGCGAACTAATAGATGGTACCTATGACTGGGTTGTACGCTTTATAGAATGCCACGTATTAAGCCCAGATATGAGATATGGACAACCAAGATTCTTCTTTCAAAAAAACGAGTGGAAAACCGGTTTTAAAATGTATTTGGAGGAAATCTAATGGCTGACCCCAAAATTATAATATTAGATGACTTCGATATATTTGCAGCGGGGCATGTAGACAAGATAATAAACGTAGTCGAGGAAAAAACCTTTTCCAGGGATAAACTCATAAACTCGGAATTCTCATTGACTGTTAAAAATTATAAGAATTTTTACTCGGTAGATAATCCGGATAGCTATTTTAAGGACATTAAATGGCGTTATAAGTCACTAAAAATCTATAATTCAGATGGCGACCTCATATGGGACGGTATTATACGAAATATCACACGAGATCACGAATCGGGAACGGCCAAAATTATCACTATATCAAAGCTCCACAAAAAGTGGAACCAAAAAATAATATATTCTAGTAGTGCAGACGAAACCCCTGCTACAGCAGCACAAAATATAATGGATACATACGGGATAGATTACGATACGGCATCAATGCAAAGATCAATTGACGTACTAGATACCAATAGCTGTTATGTTAGAGTAAATATAACAGAGGAAGACTCCGTAACGGTTATGGCAGCAATAGAGAAATTGGCTGAATTTGGGTGTGCAGATGCTTTTACTAGTTTCGGGAAAGTATTTTTCAAGCACTGGACTGTGTTTGCTGGCGGTGTGAAGGTTAATATCAAAGAAAAAGAGCTAAAAACGAGGCCATTTGTTACAGATACAGAGAGCGAGATAATAAACCAATTTCAGATATATTATAGTGGTGATGCCGGTACACCCATAACAGATACTAATAATATAGGCTCTGTGAGTAAAAGCGAGGAATATTTCGGAGAGCATGACCTACCGGGGTTTACAAGTGCGGGTATTGATTCACAGATATATTATACATCTCTTGTAGGTGCTCAATATGTTGGAGAATGTTATATTAACCGTACTCATATCAATGTTGGTACAGAACCCCGCGCCCCGTGGTTAATTAACTTTTCGTTAAAGGGAACAAATGAAAATTGGATAGATTTAGAGACATATTTCACTATTACATTTGGTGCCGAAAGTTGGGATAAAAAAGTGTTCGAATTATTCAGGACAGAGATAAATTATAATGATAACAGTGTTAAATTGGTTGCAATCGAGGTACAAGTATGATTAAGGGGAAAGACCCACTAGATATTATCCATGAATTAAATGTACTCAGAAATGGTACGGTGTGGCATACTATTGGTACTACAGGGGAGCCACCATTTTTAAATAGTTGGGTAAATTTCAATACAACAGAAATACCGGCACAATATAGGTCGGCGCCAAATGGCAATATTGAAGTACGTTTTATGATTAGAGGCGGTAGTATAAGCTCTACAGCGTTCGCTTTACCAACAGGATATAGACCTACTAAAAGATATATTTGTGATACTATAAGTAATGATGCACAAGGGAGAGTGGACATTCATTTGAATGGTAGTGTTGTGATTCAACCCCCCGCTAATAATACTTGGGTTTCGTTTTCTGTAATATTTAGTAAAAATTAGGAGAAAAATTATGATTCAATTAGTTTACAAAACATCTAGAATACGCAAGGAAGCAGAAAGCGGGAACCTAGATTTAAAGCTTGGTAAAATCTTGGAATGGGCTATGATGTGGATATCTTTTGAATACCCGAAATATAGTGAGTTGACAATTACTGATATATTTAGGTTACAAAAAGAACAGGATAAAATCTACTTAAATCACATTAACCCCGATACGGTCAAGAGATATAAAAAAAAGCCATGGTATTCTGTTCACCAGGATTGGCGGGGGGTTGATATCAGAACCAATGATATGCCTAAAGGAATGGCGGTACGTCTAGTAAAATTATTAAATATGATAACCTACGACTCGACCAGGACATATATAGTAACAGCCAAATACCACGATGTATCTAAAAAGCAAAATGCGGGACATATACACTTACAAGTTGTCTATAACTAAGGAGTAACTAATGGAAGATGAAATGTTAAGGGAAATGAATAAAAAGATTGATTTAGTACTCGATATACTAAACCCCACAAAGAATGGTATAGGTATTGTGGCACAAGTTACGATCAATAAAAATGATATAGTTACAATCAATAAAAAGCCATCTATAGTCAAAAATATACTTGTCACCTGTGCAATTCTCATTAACACAGCTTTGGCAGCTATAGCGATACTAAAATGACGACTATATTTATTATTATAGCATTCAGTATTATTGTTATCTATGACCTAATTATGTTGTGGAAAAATCGCAAAAAAGAAGACCCGAAGTGGAAATTCATAACAACTATTTTCCGTCATTGGTATAAAAATGCTCCATACGTTCCCTATATGGTAGGTACGGTATTTATCGGACATTTTCAGAGTGAAATTTTAGTATATAATGTCCCATTTTTTATAATATTTACTGTACATTATATGGCTTGGTTAATAACTATGAGTGTTACTAAGATTAAATTCAGTAGGAAGATTTATAATATAAATAAAATATGTTTCATTCCCCTTTTGATCGGGGCAATAGTTGGGGCATTCTGGAGAACAATATGATTAAAGAAAAAATATCCAAACGGAAATGGGGTGCAATATCCCTGGGATTAGGAATAGCAATGAAAGCGGGGTTGTTTGTATTAGCCATTTTTCTCGATATAAAAGACCCTATACTGGCATCTACAGCTTCTACTAGCCTAATTATTCTTGGTGGTGGCTTATTGGGGCTTGATATACCCAGACAGATAGCCGAGATTAAAAAATGAAATATTTCATAATTATAATAATATCCTTGACAATAGGGGTTATTATTGGTAGAATAAAGAAGAAAACAAAAAAAATAACAATAACAATGGAGAAACAACTTGAAAAAATTATACCTGTTAATGATGATACTAAGCGTAACAACCTTGCTAAGTTTGGAACCGAGTGCGAGCCTCCAGACTAATATAAGTACAAATACCTATAATATAGTCTATGAGAAGCCGATAGAGTGGTGCTTCTATAAGGGTGGTTTATGGTTCAAAGATAAAGACCAGGGATATGCAATGTTTATGCTTTTTGGTGAATATTTTTTACCAACTTACACAGATTCAAAAATATATAATTTAGAATACGATAATATTAAACTTAAAAAACAAGCTGAATTCTGGAAAAAAATTGGCGTATTTACTAGTTTAGGGTTGATAATTTCAATAAGAATAATAATACATTAGTTTTTTATAAAAAAAGCTTGTATTATTCATAAAAATGTATTAAGATATATATAACTAAAACAATAAGGAAACAAACATGAACTTATACGAAGCAAAGTCAATCAAAGTCGGTGATAAAGTAATATACGATAATGAAAAAGAACCCCTGGGGGTAGGTGCTAATTATTGTGGTGATGATTTTGCCAAATTGATAATTGGTAATGAGTATACAATTTCATGGTTTGATCTAAAAGCAAAATGGGCTTTTATCTCGCTTAAAGAAGATGATTGTAGCTATGCCCTGCCAATTGAACAATTTTCACATGTTCATTAAAATTCATCTAAATATAGAGCATGAAAAATTCGGAAAGTTAGAAAAAATAGCAGACAGTCTAAACTGGACAACCGAAAAAGTTATAAATGCCATGCTCGAAGACGGAATAGCCCAGGCAAGTATCAAAATGAAATGTTTTGAAAACGGAGAAAACAGTGCTGAAATCAGTCGAAACACTCATTAAATTATTTGAGTCACACCTCATACACCTTAAGGAAAAATATTTAACACATTCCCATGAGGAAATAGAAGAATGCAAAGATATTTTAGTATCACTAAACATCCAAAGAGAGGAAATAAATGGTAATGCCAAGAAGAACCAGAATACTGACAACGCAAAAAGAGCTTAATACTGTGGTGAAGTTGTGTAAAATAGATATAGCGGAATTTCACAATGATAGTCTACGTCTACTTGCAATTAAAGCACCAAATATAAGAATATTCAAAAGAAGAGGAAAACCAGATGAAAATAACTAATAACCATAATTTACCAGAGCCTATATACAATGCCATTAAAAAAGATGACCATAAAATGGGTGACTATTCCGCAAGCGGATTATATAAATCTCCCAGAATGATGCAACTTACCAAACGTCACGATAAAGAAATAGTAATAGATGCACAAAGCAGAATTTGGGCGTTACTTGGTACATCCGTTCATGCTATTATTGAAAAAGGAACTGGCACTAATCAACTAAGTGAGGCCTATATGGAGGTAGATATACTCGGTAAAAAGTTATCTGGTGCATCTGATCTACTATCCCAAATAGGCGACAACATCTATGGAATTGATGACTATAAAGTTACATCTGCATGGTCAATTGTCTATGGTTCGTCTATAATTGAGTGGGAAAAACAACTAAATACCTATGCTTTTCTCTTTGGAAAATACGGTTTTAAGGTCGGTAGATTGCAAATTGTAGCAATACTCAGAGATTGGCAGAAATCAAAATCTAAATACGACCGAGAATACCCACAATCACAGATAGTGACCGTGCCAATTAGACTATGGACACCTGAAGAACAGGAAAAGTATATAACTGATAGCGTTGAAAAACACGAATCACACAAAGATACTCCAGACTATGAGCTTCCACTTTGTACAGATTATGAGCGATGGAAAGACCCAGAAAAATTTGCAGTAATGAAAAAAGGTGCTAAAAAAGCCGCAAGGGTATTAAGTACTAAACTTGAAGCAGAAACCTATATGGAAGATAAGGGGTTAGCCGATAAGACCCACTTTATAGAGACTAGGGAGTCAATAGCGAGACGTTGTGAAGATTACTGTGACTGTAATCAATTTTGTAATCAATATTGCTTAGAACGCGATATGGTAAAAGGAGAATAATATGAAAGAGTTAATCATAATACAAGAAAGGTTAAAAGCACCAAAGAATCAATTTAATAATCACGGAAAATTTAATTATCGTAGCTGTGAGGATATACTAGAGGGTGTAAAACCACTACTAAAAGAGCTTGATTGTTTATTAACAATAACGGATAGCATCGTTAATATTGGTAATTATAATTATATTATTGCTAAAGCAACAATAACAAATAATGAGGAAAAATATGTCACTGTTGATGGGATAGCTAAAGAAGCTAACGAACAAAAGGGGATGCAGGCTGCACAGCTTACAGGGAGTACTTCTAGCTATGCGAGAAAATATGCACTTAACGGACTATTTGCCATTGACGACACAAAAGACGATGATACTAGACCACCAACTGAAGAAAAAACAAACACTTCCTCTAAACCAACTGGGCAAGAACAGGCAAAACTAACTAATGCTATAGAGAAGAAACGCCAAACAGGTATCACTAAGGTTCTAAGTATTTATAACACAATGACGGTTAAAATACCAGAGTGGGAAACGTGGATTAAGGGTGTACAAGGGTGTACAATAGAGCAACTAATTGATGCTTGTAAAAAGCTAACTGCTATAATAAAAGCACAACAAAAAGGAGATAAATAATGGCTGATAAAATATTTTGTGGAAGTGGTAAGGCGTTTGGGCAATATGGACAGATTGGTATAAATATTTGTTTTGAAGATATACCACAAGAGTATATTAAATCTAGTACCAATGGTAAAAGGTATATTAAACTTAAAGTTTGTTCCCGCAAAACCCCTGACAGAGACGGCAATACTCATTATATCGAGGTTGACACATGGAAGCCAAATAATCAACAGAGTGCCCCATCATCAGCACCACAGCAAACGGGACAACTAGAAGATCCACAACAAGGTGAAGATAATTTTAGTTGGGATGATTTAACAGATGAAGCTCTTATAGGGAACCACTTAAATAGCGAACCCACGGAAGAGGAACCCTTCACATGAAAGTCATTTGCAGGGGATGTAAGCACCAATCAACAGAGAGTCAACAAGAACCTTGTAAGGCTTGCATAAAAAGTAAAGATGATATAAACTATACACCATTAGATACTAAAAAGTGAGAGACGATACGTTAATTCCTCTCTTTATGGGCAACCTTAAAAAGCTGGAGAAATTTGCCAAAAACTCCCAAAATACCAAAGAGGGTGTTATAAGTCAAATCGAGAAATTAGAACAGTTACTCGCTAAAGATCGTAGTATTCAGCAACACAGATGCCTACAGTCGTATTTTACACACCTATATCTTAATTATGGCAAAATATTTAAGTGTAGGCAGGGTTTTATTGATGATATTAAAAGTAATATCGGCTATGTAGAAAAACAGGATAGTAAAATATTCTATTCTGAAAATGGAGAAACCAAGACAATGTTACTGCGGAAATATGTGATACAAAGCCTATCTTTCCCAGCATGTACCCAAGATTTACACCAAGAAATATTCGATAAGGTTATTATATACGCTTGGTTCTGGTATAATGACGATTTTGACAAGTGGTTTGCTCATTGGAAGGGTAATGAAAACACTTTGCAATAAAAAAATAAATGTGTAAAAAAAGCTTGCATTTTCCCGCTATGTGTAGTAGTATTTATATAAGGAGTTAAATAATGTATAAAATTATTTGTATTGATAGGTTAACAGGTACCATTTTAGATATAGTCGAACGCGTTACCCTTATATCAGCTTTACTCTATTGCGTGGTTCATGATAGTAAGGATATAGAGTGTAAAATTGATGTATATAACTAATTAAGGAGTTAATCATGAAAGAACATTACGGATTTATAACGAACTGTGGAGATTATGAATCACCACTTTTTTGTTGTGACGAAACTCTTTGTGGGTGTGTTGGCGAGGAAGTATTGGAAGAGCACACCACAGATATTTGGGATATTGTTACTTGTAAAAAATGTCTTAGAATGAAAGGTGCTGTTATAGAGGGTCAAAAAGAAGACGAAAAACACATTGTTGAACAGATGGGAGACATGGCTGACTTTATGGAAAGGGAAGAAAAAAATAAAAAAGGAGTAAATTATGAACACCGAATTTGAACAAAACGTCAACCCCAAAGAATTGATACATCAGTGCTGTGTATGCCATGCCATCAGACAGCAAAACGGAGTATGGAACAGACAGCCTATATTATACCGTCCTGAGAAGATGCATATTACCCACGGATATTGCCCCAGATGCTATGCTAAGGCACTAGACGAGATTAGCACAACCGTACCGGCATATCGGACTACCCGAGAGAGGTATGCATATTGTGATATCGTAGAGCCAAACACAGATTATTATAGGGATGGCGAGAATAACGATATATTACAAGAGGGTGATTTATTCAATATTGGTAAATGGGAAGGTGCGAAAGAGGACAAATGGACACTTGTATTGCCGGAAAAATTTGGTGAATTATTGTCTGTACATTTAGAATTATTTTTAGTATTAAAACAACGTGAAACAGGAGCATAACATGACACCAATAGAGCAAATTGACAAACTTGAAAAAAAAATTAACTTTTACAAAAACCGAGAAACTAGAATAAAAAACTATTTCTATTCGCCAATACCCATGGAGAAAATTATGGATGTTGAGGAATCCCAGGAAAAGAGAGACGGTGCCCAGCTTGGTTGGGAGGAATCCATGACGGAAGTAACAGGGATTTTGGAGGAAAAATGAACAGAGAAAAATATTTATTATTAAAAAAAATAATGGAAACGGTATCAGACAATAGAATACGGGAATTAAACCGCAAATACTCCACCGAAAACCAAAAATATAAATATGGTGATATTTTAAAGGACTATCATATTATTATCATGGTTCAGAGCGTTATCCATGGTGTTATGGCTCACGGTGGAGAGGTACCAACGTGCATTTATAAGGGCGTTAAACTCACTACTTCCCTAAAACCTGATAGGCAGCAAGACGAAACATTCATGTATGAGTATAGCGTGCAGGAGAAGTTAAATTGAGTATAGATATACCTCTGGAGAATTGGACCAAGTTTCCCAACTGTGTACTAGATAATATTGATAAATATACACCCGCTGAGTTTAAAATATTAGCATTTATGATACGTAAAAATCTTGGTTATGATAAGCCAAATAAGCTATATGCGTTAAAATACCTAGTACTCAAAACAAAGATGGCAAAACCTACAGTCCATACAGCAATTAAGGGGCTGTTACAAAAGGATTCTATCACTTTATCTGGGAAAAAGAATGCAATTAACTCTTATGAAGTCAATTGGAATGAGCCTAAAAGTGACAAGTTCAATATTTTAACCACCCCCGAAAGTTCAAAAATTGAACCCGGAGAAGTTCAAAAATTGAACCTATTAAAAGATAACAAAGTAAAAGATAACAGTAAAGAGGATTCTAAAGAATCGGGCAACTCTGATTTTATTATTCTAAGAGACTTATATTTCAAACTGTACGAAAAGAGATTCTCTCAAAAGCCTGTTTTTGACGGAGTAGAGGGCAAGTCTATAAAAAATATTATTAAAATGATGCCATTGAATTACATTAAATCATACCTAGTGCGATACATGAATACCGCTGATACATTCTGCCTAAGTCAGGGATTAACGCTGAAATATTTCCAGCAAGCTATCAAAAGCATCATGATACAAAAACAAGAGAAAGGAAAGTATTATCAAGAGCTACAATCTGCCCACATTGCCCCAGAACTACACGCACAGGCATCCGAACTAATAAAAAGGTATAACCTTACCAGACACCAGATAAAAGGCTCTATACGCGATCTAATGAAGGGCGAGGGATTGATATAATGATACGAATGATTAACATAGATTGTATGAAGTTTATGGCAATAATACCAGATAATTTTTTCAATTTAGCTATTGTAGACCCTCCTTATTTTGACGGACCACAAAAGAAAGATTATTATAAGGGTACAAAAAAAAAGACTGATATTGGAAATTATAAGGATTTAAGTGCCACGTGGGATGTACCAGATGAAAAATATTTTAAGGAACTATTTAGGGTTTCAAAAAACCAAATAATATGGGGTGCTAATTATTATAAATATAATTTATCTGGTGGTAGAATTGCATGGATAAAAGGAGATGAAAAAAGTCCATTTTCTATGATTGAATTAGCTTATCAGTCTTTTTACAATCGTATAGACGGATTTAAGTTTCTATGGTCTGGGTTTTGGAAAGAAAAAGGATGGGAAAAAATACAGAGAATTCATCCAACAGAAAAACCAGTAGAACTATATAAATGGTTATTAAAAAACTACGCAAAGGATGGTGATAAAATACTAGATACTCATGGTGGCAGTGGTTCAATCTGTATAGCTTGCCACGATATGGGTTTTGATCTTGATTGGTGCGAACTTGACAAAGATTACTATGAAGCAGCAAAAAAACGATTCGATAATCATACATCACAACTAAGGATGTGCTAGTGGATATTCAAGATATAGCACTATTTAACATTATCAGCAAAAAACGGTATGAGTATATAAAACCTGAATTAGTTACATACTTTACCGGACTTAATAAGAAGCTATACGAGGCTGTCTATGAGCTGTATGTTTATAATGTGCCTATATCTCCAGACACCGTGAAAAACTGCGTTAACCGGCAGCCCTGGAATGATAGAATAAAAGAAATGACCATAGCACATGCACACGATATTGTGAAGATGGATATAATGGGCGGTGGGATAAATATACCGGTTCTCCTGGAAGAGGCGTACTTTAACGGTGTTTTTGGTAAAATGAACAGTACTTTTGTAGACCCTAAAACCACGATGGAAATTAAGAAAGAGGGGGTGTTGAAAGCTGCTGAAGAAATACTAAAGTCTAAAAAGACACCGGACATGGCATATTATAAGGATATACTTAAAAATATAGCCGAGCTTCATAAAAAAGGGGAAAAGTCCGATCTATTCAAACGAATCATTGAGATAACCGACGAAAAACTAAAAGTAATCTACGGTAGCTTTATATATCCACAGTATATGGGTATTACTGCCAAACCAGCGCATTATAAAACCACAATGGCACTTAATCTACTATCACACCTTGACGATCTGGGAAAACGTAGTGCCTGGTTCTCTTTTGAGGACAATAAAGACCTAGTGGCATTAAAATTATTGGCAATAAAGACCGGTATTGATAAAGATGTGCTCATTAGACAGAAATACTCCAACGAAAAATTTCAAAAAGCGATAGAAAACGTGACTAAAAACATTATTATATTCGATGAATTAAGAACCTCTCCGCAATTAGAGGTTGATATTAACAATCTATGCCGAACGACTGATATTGATTTTATAGGTCTGGACTATACACAGTTAGTCGAGGAAAGCTATGCCAAGCAGTCGGAATATGAAAAGCTGAAGGAATTTACCAAGACATGGTTACGGCTGAATAAGCGGAATAATATACCAATGATGGCACTAAGTCAGGTACCCAAAAATATCATGACAGGCAGCGGATATCTAGAGTTGGGCGACGAGAAAGGGAGCGGTGATATAGCCAATAATTTACGGCATAATATATCGCTTAATGACCCGCTGGACAACTCACAGCCAGAGGTTGAGGGATATACCAGACTAGTTGCGTATCTCAACAAGGTGACGTTTGGACAGACAGGGTACAGATACGTAGATTTTGAGCCTACTAGTGGGCGTTTAATGTTTGCGGGGGTTAAATGTGAAGATGATTGATGTTATAGAAGAAGCGTGGAAATTTTATGGACTATTTAAAAAGGCTAATAAAAAGAAACGAAAATTTAAAGAACAAAGAGATAGGTTAATAAAACACATAGAATCGCATTGTAATGGAATGTATACTTGTTTTGGTTGTAAATATAATGATTCTAATAATGTAGATTGTGGCATAGATACGATAATAAACGAGATAACCGAGAGTAAAAATGAAAACGAGTGAAATGATAGAAGAATACACGAAAATCATAGTTAAAAACAGACATTATAATGAAAGCACCTTTAATAAAATAATGCTTAAGTATAAAATGCGCGTGTGTATCAGTCTAGTTATCGGGTTAGGTAATTACCTTGACTATCTATTCTCTATTGATTGCGACGATAACGATTATTTTATAAATAAGATGCTACAGAGATATGGTAATGGTGCGGAATTTTGGCCAGAAATAAAAAATGCTTGACTTTTGGGTGGTACATTGTATAATTAAGGTAGGAGTAAATAATGAAAGATAAATATTTAGCATATAATTGCGAAGTGGGCGAGACAGAGACATTTGAGACGTTTGAAGATGCAGAAAAATGGCTACGAGACGATTACTCAGAATATGCAGGTACCGAAGGATATTCACCTGACGTATGTAATGGTGGTGATTATATAGCCAAGATAGTTGCTAGAAGTGAGTATGTTGTGACTGATAAAATTGAAAATTACTGTAAATATGAAGAGTGCCCATCTGAAAATTGTTGTGAAAATCCTGACAATTGCAAAATTGAGCCGTGGCCATACAGTAGCTCTTTTGATAGCATCGGGGTAATAGAGTTTAAACGGGAAAAAAATGATACTAAATAATGGATAAATCAAATATATAAAAATGAAGTGGAACGATGTATATAAGATATTGAAAGATCGATTAGATAACTTGACTATTGAGTATTATAGAGGTGAAATTACCGAAAGTTACTATGTTTGGATTTATGGAATTTTGGTTAAAAAATTAACAAGAGTAGAGGAATACAAAAATGATCTTTCGTAAGAAAATAGTGCACTATATAGAGTTATTTGAATCAGATTGCGGAGAATATCAAGCAGTTAACTATGACGGTGTTAGATTGTATAAAAAGGACACTTTTTGGGATGCCAAAACACGCAAAAAATATCGCGCTTTTGGTAATGCAGTTGAGCGAGAAAGTGGGACTATACATTCTAAAAAATATAGCAGCTATAGAGAAGCCTTTAAGGCAGCGGAGAAACATAAAAGGAGCTTATATGCTTAATCAACAAAAAGGAAATATGTACGGATTTGTAACGCATACATGGAATACAGTAAAAGGTGAATGTTCACATGATTGCGGGTATTGTTATATGAAAAAATGGGGTAAATTAAACCCTGTAAGGTTCGACAATAAAGAATTAAAGACTGATTTAGGTGAGAATAATTTTATCTTTGTCGGTTCTTCTAATGATTTATTCGCTAGTGATTTACCAAATGATTATATATGGAATACTATCAATCACTGTAAAAAGTTTAAAAAAAACGAATATCTATTTCAAACTAAAAATCCTAATAGAATGTTATTTTACCAATTTCCAAAACATACTACGTTCATTGTAACTATTGAGAGTGATATCGATTATGAAGATTGTAAAGCACCATGTATAATTGATAGACTAGAAGCATTTAAAATGATACCTAAAGACCATCACAGAATGATAACTATTGAGCCAATAATGGATTTTACTGAAAACTTTCCAGAAATTCTGATTGATGCAAAACCAGATCAAATAAATATAGGTGCCGATAGTGGTAATAATAAGTTAAATGAACCTGACACTAGTAAAATACACTATCTAATAACAAGACTAAAAGCATCAGGAATAAAGGTATTCTTAAAAGATAACCTAAAAAGGATATATAAATGAAACTAAAAAAATTACCAACAATAATTAAAACAGAAGATGATCTTCAACTGTACGTCAATACAGACCTAATCAATATGGGTATACCATTCCACCACCGTAAAAAGGGCATGGGTGGGTACCATAGAACAGCCAACGTATTCACTATAGGCGGCAAAAAACTAGCGTGGCCAGATAATGAAATCTATCTATTCAGACAGCGTATTATATTTGTAGAGCTAAAAATGCCGAGTAAAGACTTAACTTTTGAACAACTAAATTTTAAGAGATGGGCAAGTAAAAACGGCTTCCCATTCTACGTCATTAGAAGCATTGAGGCGTGGAAAGTGCTGAAACTTCAAGAGATTATACAGGGTTAATTATGGGCAAAAATTACACAGCACGTAAGCCAGAATCAGAACGCCCAAAGGGTGATTTTTACGGAACACCAATATCATTATTATGGGAGTTATTCAAGGCTGAAAACAAACAGCGATATTATTATGGTGACACCTTAGAACCCTTTTGTGGTAAAGGTAATTTATCGAATGAAATTAAGAAACATTTCAATATTGGTTATATCAATAAAAGATGGTATCATACAAGAACATCGTTTGACTTGAATTATGGTGAAAATAGACAAGATTTTTTAAAATATAACCGAAAACACGAAACTATAATATCAAATCCTCCATTTTCTCAGTTTGACGATATGGTTATGCACTCCAAAGAGGTGGCACAAAAAATATATCTGATCGGTAAAACAAATTTTTATGGAGCATTTAAACGCAATGAACGGGGCGTATGGAAGCATTTAAAAAAGATATATGTCTTTAACCGCCAAGTTGATTATAGGACTCCTTACAGAGAAGATGGGTGTTTTCACGTGGGGAATTTGGTAACAGGTTGGCATTGTTGGGATATGTCATATAATGGACTGACTACATGGGAAATTATGGACGTAAATAAATATGCCACATTAGGGGCGCATCCCGATAGCAGAGTAAAAAAATGAATAACATACCCACCGGTGAAAGACATAACCTATTCTTTGAGTCATGCTATCACGAGTGGCAATCTGTTGAGGATTTAATGTGCATATTACAGTGTAGTTGTAAGAGGACAATACGTAGAATGGTGAGCACGTTTAAGGCAATGACGGAAACTAATGAAATATCAAAATTCCTTATTGAGTTCAAAGTAAAGGAAATTGAAGATAGACTTCCTGGACCGCCCACATCCTTGATTAGAATTATTAACAAACCAACGAGGAATATAAATGAACTTTAAACAGCAAGAATCAAGGCTAGAAATATTCAAAAGGGATAAATTCAAGTGTCATTGTGGCAACGCTATAACAAGATACGGAACCCCTCAATTAGGACACAGAATCAAGCAAAGTAAATGTAATCTATCCAAATACGGCAAAGAGATCATACACCACCCCTTAAATATGACATCGTGTTGCTCTATCGCTTGTAATGCCAGAGTTGACCTCGGATTTAAGGAAGAGTTGATAAGGGAATTAGTCGAAAAAATAACAAAAAATGTACAAAAAAACCTTGACATTTAACAATAACTGTATTATTATACAAGTATATAGTTATCAAATCCTTTCTTGGAGGACTTCATGAGCAAAATTATTCACTCCTTATTGACAATTTTCTCTCTCACTCGTGCGGTCCTCTTAGTTTTATTTACCTGCTTCAATAAATGTGGTAGGGTGTGTTATAAAAACCGCGGTCGTACAAATTGTAATAATCGCGGTGATATATCTGTGACAGTTAACGGCACTTGGTGTAAAAGCCAGTGTGATTGTCACATTAGGGATACAAAAAAATATGTAGTATGTCAAAAACAATTAAATAAGGGGTAAAAAGTGAATAAAATAGCAAGAGAGAGATACCATGAGGACCAGAATAAATTTTTTTATGCTGGACCAGAAACGACCATACAAGAGTCAAGAGAAGCCATTCATAGTGGTCGTATTCTCATTAACGAAAATCGGATTGGTTCCCATGAGTTAATGGCTAATCCCAAATATGGTTGGCTAGAAACATTCCATAGTAATATTGAGTGGCAGAAAGATTTTCATAATTGGTGGATTGTTCATTATGGCGACAATAAAGAGGCCAAAATAATAAATTTTACCTATACAGAGTACATTATGGGCAATTTAGACGAAAACAATACTAAATTACTCACAGAGTTTATTCTTGAATTTATGGCTTATTTTATATGAGTATGATTAACTGTATTTTGGGGGCTGGCCAAGTCGGTTCCGTTATTAAATATGCTCTTAAAAGCCATACAGACATGTTTGATGTTGGCGAATGGGAATATAACGAAGTAGATTGTGATATTTTGCATATCTGCATACCTTATAGCAAAAAATTTGATAAGACTATCATAAAAGCGGTTGAGGTATTTAAACCAAAAATAATGGTGATACATTCCACCGTAAAACCAGGAACATCTAAAAAATTCAATTGCTTATATAGTCCTGTTTTGGGTAGGCATAGCGATGATTTTGAAAATAATTCTAAATTGTATCGTAAAATGTTTGCCGGCTCTCTTGATTTATACGCAGTTGTCAAAAAAGAGTTTAATTTTAATTGTGAGTATTGGAACGAAGATACTGATGAACTAGAATTTAGCAAAATAATGTCTACTACTCGCATGTATTGGGAGTTGATATATAATAAAGAACTTTCTAGACAATGCAAAAAATTAGGGTTCAGTTTTAATAACGTATATCATCGCTGGACAGACAATTACAATGCTGGTATCGAGATAAAACACTGGGGTTGGAGAAGAACGCAGTTTAATGAAATGACTGACGAACTACCAGGAGGGCATTGTCTACGACCTAATATTCATCTGGTAGACAATCTAATTACTAGAATTATCGTAGCGTGGGAAAGAACAATACTTTACTGTGTTACACATTTTCACAAAACACCAAAGGGGTAAATAATGCAAACAGAGTATGAAATTATTACAGGTCAAAACATCAAGCGTCTAGAGAATGGAGCGGTTATAAATCGATATTCTCATATCGTAAAGGGGGCAGAAATTGGGGTAAATGTTATGATAGGTTCCTTTTGTTATGTTGCCCGTACTGCTACTATAGGAGATGATACCAGAATACAGAACAATGTAAGCGTATTTGACGGTGTAGTGATTGGCAAAGGTGTGTTTATCGGCCCAAATGTAACATTTACTAATCACCATGACCCGCGAGATATCGTTGAAAGAGAAGAAAAAGGGGAATTTATACCAGATAAAACGTATATTGGCCATGGCGTAATAATCTGTGCTGGTGTTGTAATAGTGGCACCATGTAGAATTGGAAAAGGTGCTAGAGTTGGTGCTGGGAGTGTAGTACTTGCCAATATTAAAGCCGGTGAAACAAAGAATGGTATTATTAAGGGGGATTGTCACGAAAATAAGATAAAGTCTGTGAATGAGCCGATAAAAGTACTTGTTAAAGCAGATGAAAGTGGACGTATTCTCATTAACGAAAATGTATTAAAAATTACTAAAGACCTCGCAGAAAGTACAACACCCAAAAAACGCGGTAGACCAGCGAGGAAAAAATGAAAACCTGGAATTGTATTAGAGCAGCATCTATAGCCATATTAACATTCTTAATATATGATAAAACTGGTAACGTTGGTATAATACTGACTCAACTTTTATATTGGGTAATTCTAATATATTGTAAGAAAAAATGATAATTAAAACAAATTTCTATAGATTAAGACAACGGAATGTATACAGAGAGATAAGAAGAATGCGAGAAGTATATAAATATAATTTACTTTTTCGCACTATTCTTAATCTGGTATATCCCAAAAAATGTTTATTGGGTAATTCTAAACCGAAGAAACTAACACTTAAAATGCAATTGTGCCAGCTCGGGAGAGATTTACAAAACTATAATAAAAAACACAACATGACAACAAATAAAGCAATAAAACAATTAAAAGACTCTTTTAGTGGGTTACAAAATTTTGGAGTAAAAAAATGATAATACTAAACCTCACCATTAAAAAGAAATGGTTTGATATGATAGAATCCGGTGAAAAACCAGAAGAATACCGAGAAATAAAAGACTATTATGTGTCTAGATTTATCGATTATGATGCGATGGACTTCAAACATTATGATGCGGTTTTGTTCCGTAACGGCTACTCTTCCGATAGTCCAACATGTTTAAGGGAATTAAAATTTATTGATATAGGCACAGGAATTGAAGATTGGGGTGCTGTCAGAGGTAAAAAATATTTTATATTAAAATTAGGGAGAAAGCTATGACAGAGCATATCGAAATTAAAGATACCATCCTAGAGAACAACTCTATAAGCCAATGGGATGATGAATTAAAAGAATTACACGACGATTATGACCGAGATTTGATAACTGTGGAGGGAGAAAATGTGCAAAAAAACCTTGACAAACAGCAAAAAGTCAACTATACTTAATATGGCAGACCAGTTGGGCACACCGCGGAATCTGTGCCCTTTGGTCTATACCTAGAGGATAACGATGCAAACTAGAAAACAATCACTTAAAGAAGTTGTGTGTAGTGTAGTTATTGGCTATCTAGTGGGGTTGATAGCTAACCTCTTAGTGCTGCCACTTTTTGGATATAATGTTAACGTATTAGACGGAATGGGAATAGCAGTTATTTTCTCTGCAATTTCTATAGCCAGATCATATATTGTGAGACGAATTTTTAATAGGATTGATAAATGAGCAAAGAAATACTTTTTAGAGGTCAGCGAACAGATAATGGTGAATGGGTAGAGGGTAATATAATAAGAACGGATAATGCAATAAAATTTCCATCAGATAATAATGATGTATTTTCAAATATGTTTATTCAGGAAATACAAAGAGACTTACCAATAGAAACATTTTTTACAAATGGAATTATGGTTAGTGTAGTATGCCATAAAATCATCCCTTCAACAGTTGCCCAATATATAGGAATGAGTGATAAGAACGGAAAGCATGTATATCCTGGCTGTCTACTTAAATCAGTATCAGAAATAGTAACAGATTGGGGTAGAAAAAAGACCGGAAAAATGGATACAACCATACATGAAGTATTTTGGAATAGCAAAGAAGCCCTATATTTTGGTAGAGTAATCAATTCTGACGTAAATAGAGTAGGCAGTGAAACAAGGCTAGTAGCATCCACCGTGGCGAAATCGGAGATAGTGGGTACAATATATGATAAGGAGTAAGAGGATGGATTATGCAGACTATTCTTATAAAGAAAGATTGGAAGAAATGTCAAACAACGGGGAGTGTATGTTTGAATGTCATGGATGCCCTGTTACGTGGGGAGGATGTGCAGATAGAGGTGTTTTAATGAAAAGAGCAAAAAGAGTCTTAGACGCAGGTCATCCATACTCACACTATCACGAAATCAAAATAAATAAGGAAACCCCATGATTAAGCCTATAGAGAGTATATCTCACATTACTGGACTAACGGCATGACTAGATATATAAATAGGATTAAAGTAGTTGATTATATGCACAACTGTTTCCCCGTTAATTCCAATACATTGGAAATTCTGGGTGAAAGGTATTACAGTGCAGACCCCTATAATGATGATAGCCCGTTGGAGATCATAAATTTACATGATTGGTTATTAAGACTTGAGAAAAGAGCGGAAGAAAGACTAAGAGGTGCCAAATGGATAAAGAACTAGCCTTAAAAGTGGTTAAGAGTGAAACACCAGAACAAACAGCCGAGCGGATTGTAGAGCTATATGAGACTATAGCTAAGTTGACTAAAAAAGAGTTAGGGAAAGAGGAATAATGACACCAGAACAATATGCCATAATTGATATTTATAAAATGTTATTTCCAAATATGCGCCCAGCATCACCAGGATTGGCATATAAGATGATTAAAGCTAAACTAAAAGTGACAATGAATGATAAATTGCTTAGAGAGAGAATAAATAAAATGAGGGGTGCTATCTCTACCTTAAATGACGAATTAAATGAATTGTATAATGATTTTAATGAAGGTAATAAATAATGGCTAAGATAAGCGAAAAACACAAGCTAGTATGTAAGGCTCTACTTAAATATAAGTTCAACCAGAGGAAAGCATACCAGGAAGTTTATCCAAAAGTAAGCAATGAAACAGCAGATGTTAATTGTAGTAGATTGCTAAGAGATGCTAAGTTGGGCGAATATATAGCCACTCTTATTGATAAAGTCGATAAAAAGGAATTAGTTACCGTAGAGAAAGTAATACATGGTATAAAAGAGGTGTTAGAACGTTGTATGCAACATGAGCCAGTTATGGAGTATAACCACGGCACTAAGAAAATGGAAGAATCAGGTGAATACCAATTTAAGGAGAATGGAGCATTAAAGGCCCTTGAATTACTTGGTAAGTATAAGGCAATGTTTACTGATAAAACAGAAATAACGGGGGAAGATGGTGAACCAATCAGTAGTCACATTACAATAGGTTTTAAGGAAGCCAAAAAATAATGGAGTTCCCTGAAAAACTACGTCCACTATTCCTTACTAAAAAGAGGTTTATACCAATATATGGTGGACGTGATTCTGGTAAGTCTTGGGGTGCATCTGGAAAGACAGTATTAAGGGCTTCACAGGGTGCCAAGTGTGTAGGTGCTAGAGAGATTGCCACATTATTGGATTCAAATATTAAGGCACTTATTGAGGGGTCGATAGAAAAGCTAAAAATACCAGGGTTTAAGGTGACAGACAAAAAGATTAGCCATACTTCAGGTGGTTCTATCTTCACAATGGGCTTAAAGGGTGGCAGTAAGCTCGAAACAAGAACACGTATTAAGGGGCTTGAAGATATAGATTGGTTTTGGGGAGAAGAAGCTGAGTCCTTCACAGAGGACACACTAACAATGCTGATGCCCACAATTAGGAAGCCAGGAAGTCAACAGTGCTATACATTCAATAGATATTTAGAGCTTGACCCGATATACAAGAAGCTGTGTCAAAACCCAGACAAGAAAACAACCGAGCTAATCAATATAAATTACTACGATAATCCATTCTGCCCAGAAGAGGAGCTATATGAGGCACAGAAGCTAAAAGAGGCTGATTATGAAGCATGGCTCTATATATACGGTGGAGAACCCATGGCACAGTCAGATAAGGCCATACTGTCTAGAATCGATGTATCACACGCAATGGGTAGAATTCCTAACACAGAGGGTGGTATAGAAATTGGAGCCGACATAGCTAGATATGGGGCTGATAAAACCGTGTTCTTCAAGCGTAAGGGGTTAACTGTGATTGACGTTAAAGAGTACAAAAAGCAGAGTATTCCAGAGACGGCAAGGCAGCTAATGGCATTCGCTAATAAGCATGTTAATTATTTTGATATACCAATTAAGATAGATGATAGTGGATTAGGTGGCGGTGTAACTGATATACTGGCGGAGAATAAGTACAAAGCTATACCTATCAACAACGGACAGAGGGCAAAGAATCCCGATAAATACCCAAATGCAATAAGTGAACAATGGTTTGAATTCGCCAAACAGATAGACAAGATAGTACTCCTTAGTGATGATCGTTTGAAAATGGAATTAACGTCTAGATTTTATAAGATAGATAACCAGAGTAGAAGATGTGTAGAGGCTAAAGAAGACTATAAGAAACGTGGTTTTAAGTCTCCAGACTATGCCGATGCTTGTTTACTATGTTTCTATAATAGACAAGGCGGCTCGTTTGACGATATCGATAATGAACCAGGAGAGAAGCCAATGATGGCCGGAATTTTAAATAAACAGTTTTAAAAAAAATGCTTGACTTATTGTGAATGTAGTATATACTTAGGGTAGGAGTAGATAATGATAAATTCAACAGTACTAAATAGGGCGGTAATAAAAAGTAATATAGAGTATCCATGTATAATGATTACTAATAACAGTGATGGGCTTATAGTAGCTTTTTACGAACCCAAACAGGGGCAAGTTTTAGGACAATCACCTGACTATAACACACACGAACTAATGAAGCATTATACTAATTTTAATATGGATTGTTTTGTGCCTTTCCATGGCAAAATAACAATAGAACAGGAGTAATTATGAATGAGAGAGAAGCTAAATACTGGGCATTAAGAAAGTGGAGAAGAGCCAGGGATGTTGGCACCGCTTTTAATATAGAATTCCATATACCTGAATTGAAGCGATTTGAGGGCTCAGGGTGTTCCTATTGTATGGTATATTTCAAGAGAGGTAATAGTTGTATTGGATGCCCCGTTAGGGTGGATGACATGACCTGTTGGCACCTGGGACACCCATTTCAAATACCAGAGTGTCGAGAGAATTACTTTCCTCTTATGATAGATTTAATCGCAAGTATAGAAGTACCACCCAGTACTGAAGAGGAGTTTTTCCGTGAATAAATAAAAAAAGCTTGACATAAGCTAGGGTTTAGTTTATAATTAAGTAACCAAACAATAAGGAGATTAGTATGAACCATTATAATACAGATAGCCATTACGGTGATATAGCAGATAGTAACTATTGTAAAAAGATCAACGACATTAAAATTGGGAAAAATCCCAAAGGTGGGACAGGGTTTCTGATGAAAAAGAGAGGTAAAAGAAGATGAAACCCAAAAACTTTCCAGCGAGAAAACTGAAGCGTCAGTTAGAGGCACAGGGGTTGAACCCAGACAATCATAAACAAGAGCTTGACTTTGCAAGACAAAAAAGAACTAAAAAACGAAGGGGTTAATTATGAATACTGAAGATGCCAAAACACTAAAGGTCGGAAGTAAAGTCCGATATGCTAATGATAATGTGCCAGGATGGTGTGGTCAAAACTGGTGTAGAGTAGGAGGGTTGAAACTTGGTAAAATATATACTATATCTCCTTTTCTCCATGCTGCCGTTGATTCACTAAAAATAAACGGGTGTGTATTTTATTTACCTATAGCTCAATTCGAATTGGTAACCAGTATACCTGGGAGGGTATTGAATTTTCTTAAAAGATTATTTGGCATTAAGTAATGCAGTAGGGGTGTAGCTCAATGGCTCAGAGCGATAGTAATCTATGCGTTACGGGTTCGATTCCCGTCACCCCGAATCTATTGAAGTAGCTAGTGACGTAG